TAACGAAACACATGCAGACGGGACAGTTACAGTACATTGTATTGTTAATGTTAATGGAATCATAAGGAAGATGTGGTTGCCTGTTATGAATCACATGTTCAAAGCTACAGTTAATCCTGATGCTAGACAGATTAGTGATGCCAAGATGAGATGCTTAGTTAAATGTATAGCTATGTTTGGACTTGGTCATTACATCTATGCAGGAGAGGACATACCGTCAGCAGATAAAGAAAAGAGTTCTGAGAAACAGGTAAAGAAAGAATCAAATGAAAACCAAGTACCACCTAAACATCAGACCAATGAGGTAAAGGATAGTATCAAAGGTGATTTAGAAAAACTAAAAGCTAACCTTGATAAAGTTAAAGATATCAAAGATGGAGTAGAGAAACTTGGTCAGTCTATATAATTTAAGAGCCAGTCAGATAGCAAGAGTCATAGGGAATGATGACTATTGTTCAAGGCAGAATCATTTTGCTATTCTGATTGGTGAGAAAGAAGACAAACCTGTTAATGAAATATTTACCTCACACGGACATGAGTGTGAAAAATATGGAGTAGCGCATGTCATGATTGCTACCCAATCTCTCGTTGTTGACTGTGGCTCTGATTTATTGGGGTCACAGGTTACGATGACAGAAGATTACATGAGTACAGATGACACAATAGTACAGTTATCTTGTACACCTGACGGGTTTATTGATGAGAGAAATGCAGTGGTTGAAATCAAATCACCGTATTTTGTGCAGGAAGATTTTGATAAATATATTAAAAGATACTTACCACAAGTATATTTCCAACAGTATCTTGTAAGAAGAAACAGTAGGAAGAATAATGCTGACGGTACATACTTTTGTATATATCAAATGGGTAACACAAAGTTATATTATATACCTTACAATAAGGACTATATTGATAACTATATGTTACCAAAGGTAGATGAGTTTGCTAGATACTTATTGAAAGGTAGTCTCGACAAAGACTTCAAGACAAAAAGAAACAGCAAGGAATCATTTATATACAACGGGGAGGTGCAATACAATGAGTGCATTTAAGTTACCAAGTATTGAGCTAGAACAATTAGTAGATTATGTAGAGAAACTTGGACTACAGAAAGCTGAAGCTGAGAGAGAACTACATAAGCTAACTGAAAATAAAAAGGTTGCTATGGCAGTAGCATTACTTAACTGCGCTGATGTTAAGGGAACACAGGCGCACAAAGAAGCTATTGCTATGACAGATGAGAGTGTTGTTATGTATATAGATAAGATAGCAGATGCTAAGAAATTAGTAACTGAACTTACCAGTAAGATATCAGCACAAGAACATAGGTTAAGATTGTTTCAAACTCTAAGTGCTAATGAACGCAGAGAGAAAGGATTTTACCAAAGACTAGGAGATTAATATGGCAAAGTATATAAACCTTGCAATTAAAAATGCAGACACAGGAGAGAGAATATACATTAAGTTATTCACTAACGATAAAGAGTATGGTGAAATCAATGAAGTGTTATTCAAGAAAGTAAAGATAATAAGTGAGACTGAAAGCAGAAATGCACAATCATTTATGGGTAACAGTAAGTACAAGAACTTAAACAAAGAGGGTAAGGATTTTACTATTAATACCAAAGATACATATGAGTTCTCAGGCTGGTTGAAAGAGGATGACTATGAAACTAAGAAAAAGATAGATGAAATAAAAGAAGTATTCGATGGGAGTGGTACACCGTTTTAGAATTGCATGACGATGCAAAAGAAACACAACAAACCTAGTGTTTCTTCATAGGTAGATACTGCAGAGGTGATTTTAGAATTACATACTAGTTTAAACAGACGGCTGTTGGTTACTTAATTTGCTTAGTTTGGATTCTAAAGGTGAACTCTTAATCGGCAGTATTTATCTATGGCATATAAACAAAGGAGAAAATAATGGAAGAAAAAAAACAAACGTATTGGGACACATGGTATTCACGTCCTGAAAACAGGGAAAGAAAAAAACAATATGCAAAGGAAAGGTATTATAAAAAGAGAGATGATATCTTAAATAGAAAAAAAGATAGGTTGTCTAATGAATCAGATGAACAAAGACAAGCTAGACTACAAAAGATGAGGGAATATTATTATTCTAGGAAAAGCAATGACAGTCAAGATAGATAAAGACATACCTATTAGAGAACCAGGTAGACCTATACTAAAAAAGTATGAAGAATACTATGATACTGTAGATATTATGGAACATGGGGATTCTTTTGCTGTAGATAGTATGAGGACTGCACAAGCTATGAGAGAATATTCTTACACAAATAGGTTTCGTTTGAAAAATAAAGATGCTAAGATTGTAACTAAACAAATGTCCTCTAACGAGTACAGGGTGTGGAAAATATTTGAAAGCTGAAATGCTATCTATGTTATGCGCTAAGTCAATGAACCTAGAAGTGAGTTCACGTAACCATGACGCAGTAACAACAGAAGATATAGCACACTTCTTGGGTACTTGTAAACTTAAGAACAGAGAATACGACATACTCATGGCTAAGTATGTAGATAGTCATGAGTCAAGAACATCTTTATATGATGACATCTTTATAGAATGTTGTGATATCTTTATGAAAAACCACAAAGCTAGTGAGCTAAGAGGAGAGAAGTTCTTTATGAGGATGTTTATCTATCTAGCATTTCGTGAAATATTTTATGAATCTTGTTTTGTATGTCAGGGCAGAGGAACAATATCAAATGGAGACAGGATAGAGAAGTGTATGCATTGTGATGGTACGGGACAATTTATATATGACGATGATAATAGACCTGAGTTCATGGGAATAGAAAAAGAAAAGTTTATGAAGTTTAAGAAATCATATATGGAAATGTTAAACATGATTAGAGATATAGAATTAAGTGCGTTAAGTAAGATAGGGGATGAGTAATGACAACGGCATTAGTAAGAATTAAAGATGATAAACAGTTGGTTGGTATATTTACTTACCAAACAGAAGATGTTGGAGAATTATTTAATTTAGTAGACCAATGTATGAATCCTAATGAATGTGAATATATAGAGATTCATTACGGTGGGTTCTACTGGTTTGATAAAGTAGATTATATAAAAGGATTAAGTGAAATGACTGACAGAGAAATAAATGAGGGACAGCGCTATGATAATGCTACCCCATGTGAATATCTTTGTAATACTATAGATGATGCAGAGGATATGTGGCATGACATTGATAGAGAAACTTAAGTGGTTCAGTTCAGTTGTTTTAGTTATAGGAATTATACTCACCTCGTATAATATTTACCCTGCTAATCTCTATGTTCAGGCAGTCGGGGTACTCGGTTGGTTGTTAACGGGTATCCTGACTAGAGATAATCCACTCATATTTATTAATTCAATAGGTTTTGTTGTTCTTGTGTCAGGTATGTACTACTCTTGGAAGAATATAGGGGGCTAGAATGGACGTTATCACGTTTATTCTAATTCCCTATATCAATAGTACCGACTAGTGAGTAACTCTATTGTCGTCCTCTGTAGATACCTTATCTGAGCTATCAATGTTTTCCTCTGATGTAGCATCCTGAATTGCTGATAACTTGGGTGCAAGTGCAGGAATCTTAGCAACAAGTCCTTGTAATTCCTCAATCAACTCAGCATCTGACTTATGTTTGTTATCTTCCATGTTGATATTAATATTTTGTGATGAGTAGTTACCCAATTCTAATATTAATTTAGCGCAGTTAAGACGAACTGAGTCTTGGTCTGAATGTAATAGGTCTTCAAGTACATTGATTGCCTTACCTGATACAGATGTAATTCTTTCTTCGTTAATCTTTCTGATTTCTTTTTCGTATTTTCTTTTTAGATAGTATCCCATTTGAGATGGGTTCTTATTATATCCTGCTTTCTGTGCTGACTTGGTTGCATTAGCCAGTGTATCTCCACTTGTAAAATATTCTACAAATAGTTTTTCTTTCTTCTCATCTGCTACTCTCATTCTTCCACCTTTTTTAATAGCCACTCTTTGAGCTTATTCGTTTGATGTTCAGGTACTGGTATATCAAGTCTGAATTTAATCCATGACTTGTCCAATACTAAACTCCCATCTATATCTGTTCCCTCTTTATCACCTGATATGTGAGAGACTATAGTTATAGTTTTATCATTTTCCTCAACTATTAAACCGAGTGATACACAGTCAGCTAGTTCAGGTTTTAATTCTTTTATGTTCGTCCACCCGTGTGTTGGGGTGACTGCGTCCTCCCAATTTAAGAAAGTAATTATTGGTTGCATTATTTGTTCCTTAGATAATTAAGATAGTCAGCTCCCTCCTCAACTTCCCAAAATATCTTGATGAAGTCAGGATGGTCTTCAGTTAAGTTGGTATTAAATACAGCAACAGCACAAGCTGACATCATCTTACATGGTAGATTAAGTTGCTTGGCAAAGTTGTCGTACTTCTTATATGAACCTACCTGTACACAGTGCATAATTTTATCTGAGTTAGCATCCTTGATAGGACTATAACCTGATACATGAGTATGACCTGCTATAAGTAAGTGGTCTCTTGCATTGAACAATGCGTGTTTAACAATACCGTGTGCTGTATTGTACATTGAATGTCCTCTAAAGTTATGAGAACAATTTACTTTGATTTCGTGTTTAGGTAGTTTGATTTTTAATCTTGCGTTATGATTAGAGTATACAGTCTTTAGAGGTTTACACATCCAGTTTATAGGGTCTCCCTCCATAGCCCACATATCATGGTTTCCTGCAACGATAAATATATATGGTGTTGCATTAACTAACCACTCTACAAGAGCCCATTGTTGCTCCCCGTTTGTCGTTTGGTCTGCCCATAATCCTGCTAACTTACCACGTCTAGCCCAGTTATTAGACAAGTCACCAACAGAACAAGCAAACATACCATCTGTTTCATTAACTATATCTATATGCTTTCTAAGTGATACCCAATCACATCCATCATCATCAACGTGTGGGTCTCCCTGTATATATAATCCGATAGGTTTCTTATCATCTATCTTTATATTGATAAACTTTTCAGACTTTTCTCTTGCTTCTTTTCTTTTGAATACTTCTGTTCTTGCATTGATTAGTTCTTCTGTAGACCAATCAAGATTCTGAGCTTCTTCTAATTCGTAATTCTTTGAAATCGCAGGACTTACTGTTTTCTTTTTACAGCATTGACATTTCCATCTTTTCTTTTGCTTGTGAGTTCCACATGTACCTGCTTTAATCAGATGACTTGAGCCACAATGAGGACATTGTAGCGCATTACCATCCTCATCTCTTTGTATGATGCCTACTCTACTGAAGTTCCCACCATTATTATTGATTTGGTATGTCATTTATTTTCTTCCTCATTTATTAAATAATCTAAGTACCATCTTGCTTTCTTTAAATCTTGCACAGGTGTACCCTTATACGGAAATCTTGTAACATATTTGATGATGTTACCTCGAACATAGTCCATATCCCATGACCGTATATACTTAGTAGTTTCTATCCCCTTTGTGTAGTGGGGTGGATTACTAATAAGGTCTTCTTTCTTCTTGCTCATCAATCTTATCCATTATCTCGTCCCAAGTTATTGGTAGACAATTAAAGAATACTACACCACCGTACTGATAGTCAAGTCTTCCTCTTATCCTGTCTTTGATACTGAACCTAGCATTAGGTTCTATGGCATGGATAGCCCTGATGATTTGCATTTCCCTCTTTGTATAAGGGATGTTTGCGCTCATAGTTATCTCCTATTAGTTTAAGCATATAGCCATCTAGTGATGTAATATGACATAACTAATATTAGTATAAATTCTAAGACTGATATCTCAGGTCTTAGATATTTCGTCCTTACCTTACTTAGTAAGAACTTAATTAAGTTTATCATGGCATGAAACCTCTGCTATTTCTAGCTTTAATTAGGTTTCAAAACACCCACTCTAGTCTTGTGAGTTCTATTTAGTTCTTCTTGAAACTTAATCCATTTCTTTATTTGTTTCTGTTTCTTTGTTTCTTTCTTTACCACTTTTTGCATGACCAATACCTAGCTGTTAGTTTAGATTTAGCAGTATCACACTTGTGTCTTGCTCTAAATGATTTACGTCTTGACGGTATGTTCTTTTTAATCTTCATATTAGCATCACCGAATCTGATAAGTTTAATCTTATCCCCCTCTTTAGCTAATACAGCAAACTTCTTACCACCTTTACGTGAGTTCTTTGGTTTATTATATCCTGAGAATTTTTCACCTGCTCTTTCTATTGTCATTATCCATTCTCCACTCTACGATTGATAATCTCTTGTCTATTTTTAGTAACTCTTTCATTATATCTTCTTTAATCTTTTGGCGTTCAATAACATTATCAGGTGATGGTATTATTTGATTGTCCATATTCACTAGTATAGACATCTTCTGATTAAGTATGTTAACACTATCATGTATAGTCAGTAAGCTAGTAAATAAATATCCTAACATTGCCAACAATAATGGTATCGCTGCTGTAATTAATTTATCTATCATCTGCGAGTAGCTGCCGAACCAAAATAAAATCCTGATATCGCTGCTAGAAAATGTGTATCTGCTGTAGTAATTACAATACCACTGATACCTTTAAATGTTGTAACTTCTTCTGTGCTACCAAATATCCACCAACCCTCTTTAACTTGCTCAAGATACATAAGATGTACTTGTACTGATGGGTCTAAGAATACTGCTATCTTAGGTAGACATATAATAAATATAACTGATAACAATGCCATCCATCTTCTTGTTGTAGATTGATATTGGTTGTTATCTTTTCTTGCGTCATCAACCGATGCTCTTTCTATCTCTGCTCTTTGCATGAGATATCGTTGTTGGTCTGCGTTATCCTTAGATTTTTGTGACCATATAGATAGTACACCAGTAAGTAATGATGAACCTAACATGGTAATTATTTCAAACGGTATCACCTTGTACCTCTTGTTAATTTAGAAACTTCCCTTTTGTATGTTTCTTTTAACTTGTTAAGTCTTTCATGGTAATCTCTAGCTGTTATTTCCTTTTTACCAACCTGTACTGCAAGAGATTTGGTTGCTTGTTTTAAATTATTATTTAATCTTCTTATTTCTCTAGCACTTATATCAGACAATTTGCTAACATCTGCTTCATTAATAGATAGACCTATGCTATTTAAAAGAGTTTCAGTTTTACTTAAGTCTTCACTTAATCCTTTTCTTGCGCCAGGAGTAAATGTTCTTTCTATTTTTTTGTATGCAGGAGTATCTGATATCAAACCAAAACTTGCATCTTCAAATGGTAATGGTAAATTAGGAACAAACCCCTCTGCAAATTTACCAACTCTATATCCTAAAGCTCCTCCAATAGGAGTAGACTTTTCATCTATAGGATTATAACTTTGTCCTGTAAATGGGTCTCTACCAACTACTATTTTGTTTATAAAATCTAAACCAGGTCCTCCAAGTCCTAATATAGACGGGATACCAGGCACTGGTTGACCAAGTTCCTGTTCCATTTTAAATATATCACCACCAGGTAATTTCCTACCTATGTCAAAATACCTAGCAACTCCCTCTTTAGAATCATATGGTAGTCTTATATTTGAATAAGGCATAAATGGAAGACTAAATGCTTTATCATCTTTTGTTCCTTGCATATATTGTCTTTGTCTTCTTTGTTCTTGTTGTGTATCTCCTGCCCTAATCCTCATTTCATCATCTATTAAATACATTCCAAGACCTAGCACTGCCATTCTTTCAGGAGTTGATATTGCAGCTTTAGTTAGAATAGGAATCATTCTATATGAGTAAGATAAGAAAGGAACAGCAGTATTTCTTAAAAAATTAACACTGTTTGATTTAATATCATAATCAACAAACTGTCTTATAGCTGCATCTGCTGCTTCTTCTTGAGTATATAGTTTACCTGTCTCAGGATTAATTTCTTTTCTTTTTGTTTTGTATAAACCATATCTAAATATTCTATCTTCAAATTGATACCATGCTGTTAACGGAGCATCAACATTTTCCCCAAAAAGTTTTTTAGCGTTTTTAAATTGTTTAGGTAATGAATCAAATATTACATTAAATAATCCACCAGGTTTATCTGCACTAGATATGTTTATGGTTTTATATATTTCGTCAGGATTTAATCCTTTCTTTAATTCTGCAGTTATATAGTCAGCGCCAAATACACCCTCGTCTACCATCTCTTGCAAGTCTTTAGGTAATTGTTCTTTTTCTATTTTACCTAAATCATACTGTCTCATTAGTTTTCCATATTTAAATGACTTAGCTAATTCTGTCCAGTTACCACCTGATAAATAATAAAGAGATATATTAGACACAAAGTTATTAAAATGAACAACTGGGTTATATACTGTTTTTGTTTTTTTCCAAAAACTTTGCATAGTAAAATAACTTTCTCCAAATGGTCTAGCCCAACTACTATCTACTGCTTCTTGTAAAAACTTTATATCATTAAACTCTTTTCTTTTTACTAAATTACCTGTTAACTTACCGTACTTACTTATCCTAGGTTGAAAGATATTTTTTTCTGCTTCAGTTAATTGACTTTGCTCATCTCTTTGTTTATTAATTAATCTTTGAGCTAAAGTTTGTTTTTTAGTTACGTTTATTTTTTTATCAGGAACAAAA